TGTTACTCAGTTCCAAGCGCAGGCTTATCGTGAGTTATTGCCCGCTGGTGGTCCCGTCCGCACACAAATTATTGGTGATGAGAATAGAGATGTTTTGGCGCAAGCTGAGCGCGTCAAGAATTACATGAATTACCAGATTACTTACGAGATGGAAGAGTATGACCCTGAGTTAGACCAGATGCTGTTCTATCTTCCGCTAATAGGCAGTACCTTTAAGAAGGTTTACTTTGACCCGTTGTTACAAAGAGCGGTGTCCAAGTTTGTGCACGCTGAAGATTTAGTCGTTCCCTATTCAGCCACAGACTTGGCATCCGCCAATCGCATTACGCACATCGTAAAGATGAACAAGAATGAGGTTCGCAAGCTTCAGCTTACAGGTTTCTATTCTGACATTGATTTGCCAGGCGATGGTTATTCCGAAGAAGATTACTCAGAAGTCCAAGAGACTATTGATGACGTTCAGGGCATTTCTCCTACTGGAGACAATGAGGACATTACGTTGTACGAAGTGCATACAAACTTAGACCTTCCTGGGTTTGAGGATTTGGATGCAGAGAACGAAGAAACAGGCTTGCAGCTTCCTTACATTGTTACTATCTGTGAGAAAAACGGTAAGGTCTTGTCAATTCGCCGTAACTATGAGCAGACTGACCCGCTTCGCCGCGCCAAGCCTTATTTTGTTCATTACAAGTTTCTTCCCGGTCTTGGCTTCTATGGCTTTGGTCTAACGCATATGATTGGCGGCTTATCGCAGGCAGCCACAAGCCTTTTGAGACAGCTTATTGATGCTGGTACGCTGTCCAACCTTCCGGCAGGATTTAAAGCGCGTGGTGCTCGTATTCGTGACGAAGATGAGCCACTAAATCCCGGTGAATTCCGAGATATTGATGTTGCTGGCATGGATATTCGTCAGTCACTGATGACCCTGCCATTTAAAGAGCCCTCACAGACGCTGTACTCGCTTCTGGGTACGCTTGTTGACTCAGGACGTAGGTTTGCGTCTATGGCCGATATGAAGGTGGCTGAGATGGGCGGAGAGACGCCTGTAGGCACCACTATGGCTATTATGGAGCGCGGCACAAAAGTCATGTCCGCCATTCATAAGCGTTTGCACTATTCTCAGAAGGTTGAGTTTAAGCTACTGGCCAATGTTTTCGGCAAGTTTATGGCGCCTATGTATCCGTATGCAGTTCCTGGCGCTCCTCCAGAAATAAAGACGACAGACTTTGATGACCGCATTGATGTCTTGCCAGTTTCAGACCCGAACATTTTCTCTATGTCTCAGCGCATTGCTTTGGCGCAGACAGAATTGCAGTTGGTTCAGTCTAATCCTGAAATCCATGGAAATGAGCGCGGCCTATATCAAGCGTACAGAAAAATGTATGAAGCGTTAGGAGTTACCAATGTTGATTCCATACTCCCTCCACCACCTCAGCCACAACCTACTAATCCGGCTAAGGAGAATCAAGAGGCTATGCGAGGCAAGTCTTTACAGGCTTTCCCAACACAGAATCATCAGGCGCATATCGAAGCGCACCTCGCTATTATTGCAACACCTGTGGCACAGGCTAACGCAGCTATAGTGATGACCTTGCAGGGTCATATTCAAGAACATCTTGGATTTATGGCTGAGCAGATGGCTCAAGAAGAAGTTACTTCAGGCCTAACTCAAGAACAAATGATGCAGTTGCAGGCCTCTCCAGAAGGCATGCAAGCATTGCAAGACGACATTGCTTCTCGTGCTGCTGAGCTTGTTGGAGAGCTAACAGAGCAATATGCACAGGCGGTGGCCCCACCACAACAGCAAGACCCTCTAGTGGCCATTCGCCAGCAGGAGCTTGCTTTACGCGGCGCTGACATACAGCGCAGAGCTAAAGAGGCTGAAGATAGAGCCCAGCTTGACCGCGAAAAGGAAATGAATGACCAGATGGAAGCTTCGGCCCGCATTAGCATTCAAAAAGAAGCTCTGGACGAAAAAACCAGAGTTGCAGAGGAGCGCATTCAAACTCAGCGCGATATTGCAGCGTTAAACAACATGTCAAAGGGGCAATAAATGTCAGCAAGTTCACTAAACCGCAAAGTTGCAGAGATAGAAAAAGCCAAGAAAGTGGAGCGTAGAAATGCCGCTATTAAAAGGTACGAGTCAGAAAACGATATCGTCAAACATATCGAAGTTGAGGAGCGAGGGGTACCCGCAGAGACAATCAGTAGCGATAGCCCTGAACCAATCAAAGCCGAAGCCCCAAAGGCAAAGCCCAAAAAAGCAGCCAAAAAAGCCAGTAGCGCTAAAAAAGGGTGGAGTAGTAAAAGGGTTCTCTCCGATAGCTAGGCCACAAAGATTTCAAGGTGTTTTCTAATGAGCGCGGAAGAAGTGGCCCGTAAAATGCTGGAATTACGCATCCTGCCACGATTTATGATGTTTTGCATGACAGGTGTTTACATTAGATGTATTGAATGGGCGTTGTCTCAGCCAGATTTATCTACACAGCAGAGTGCGTTGATAAGCGTAGTTACTGGTGCAATGACAGGTTCATTGGCAGTATGGCTAAATTCAGAGAAGTAAATGGCGGCAAAGCTAAGTGAGAACACTGAGGTAGCACTACCGTTACGCAACATTATTAGTATGGTTGCGGCGGCTAGTCTAGCAACGTGGGCTTACTTTGGTTTGATTGAAAGACTAAACACACTAGAAACTAACCAGACAATGATGCAGTCTGACTTGGAACAGAACACAGAGTTTCGCATCAAATGGCCTCGCGGCGAGATGGGTAGCTTGCCCGCAGATAGCGAACAGTTCATGCTGATAGAACACATCGCCACTGAGCTAGAGAAGTTGCAAACAGAGATTGAAGAAGGTCGCGCGCCGTATGACCAGCAGCAGAAACTTACATTAGAGTTTTACGAGAAGCGTATTAGTGGCCTAGAGGAAAATTTAGAGAAGTTGCGGAACGGTAGCCATGATTGAACTTACTTTTGTTTTATTGTTGGTTATAGGCGGTGAAAGGGCAGAATACACGCCGTACACTTCCTTGTCTGAATGCCTATCTACTAGACGTAAAATAGAAAGAAATATAGGGCGTTATCAAAACGACTTTAACAAGCGATGGACTTGTAAAGAGATGACGGTTAAAATGCAAGACGGGGCTATATTAGAAATAATTAAGTAGTTGGAGGGTTTGTTTGGAGTAGAAAATGGACCCAGCATCCGCCATAGCCATAGCAACAGCAAGCTTTTCCGCCCTTAAAAAGGGCTTTTCTATTTCCAAAGATGTCTACGCTATGGCTGGGGACATCGGCAAGTTTATGGACGCTATAGACTCCATAAAAAGCAATCACAAAGAACAAAAGAAAAAGTACGGCAGTGTTGGAGAGGAGGCTCTTCAGACATTTGTTGCCAATAGAAAAGCTCAAGACATGGAGAATGAGCTTAGAAACTTTCTGATTGCAACTTACGGTCTTAATGCCTGGCAGGACGTTCTCAAGATACAAGCTCAGATAAGAAAAGAAAGGTTAGCCATGCGAGAAGAGAGGCGGCGCCAAATAAAACAGGCTATAGAAATATCTTTCATAGCTCTTGTAGCCATAATAGGTTTACTTGCTGTATATTTATTTGCTATGTACTTAAAAGGGTAGGAGGTTCACATGCTACAAGCTTTGATAGGCCCAGCCACTGAAATAATTGGTAAATTTGTCGAGGACAAAGACCAAAAGAACAAGTTGGCGCATGAAATCGCCACTATGGCAGAAAAACATGCTCAAGAGCTGGCAAAAGGCCAAATGGCTATTAACGCTGAAGAGGCAAAACACCGAAACATCTTTGTAGCTGGCTGGAGGCCGTTTATTGGCTGGACCTGTGGCGTTGCATTATTCGCGCATTTTATTTTATTTCCGTCAGCCGATGTGATTGCCGCGTATCTTGGATATGATGCAGTTTCTTACCCTGCCTTTGATATGGACAGCTTAATGACTATATTATTAGGAATGTTAGGGCTAGGGGGTATGCGGTCTTTTGAAAAGTATAAAAAACTTACGAAGTAATCCGCGCCTGGAGGGGTCATGGACGTAATAGCACTTTCCGAACATTTGTTAAAGAACATCCGACAGCAGAAGGATGACTATGCAACTATGCTGTCGAATGGTGCGGTAGAGAATATGGAAAACTACCGCTTTATAGTGGGTCAAATACGCGGTCTGACTTATTGTGAAGATGAAATTAGGGCCGCGATGAAAGGTGTCATTGAAGATGGCTAAGAAACTATTCGTACCTGATAGGGTTACGGCAAATATGAAGTCTGACGCGCCGCAGACGCAAATCCCAAAGGCGGTAGAAAAAGCTCTTCCACAAGACGAAGAGAACAAAAACACACAGAACCCATCTGAAATGGACGGCTCTGCTTTAGAGAGGTTGCCACAGCCAGTGGGCTATCGACTTCTTGTAATCCCATATTACCCACCAGCAAAGACGAAGGGCGGAATCTACATTCCTGATGCAACTCGTGACAGAGAAGCATTTGCTACTGTTGCTGCGTATGTCGTTAAAGTGGGCCCAGACGCATACAAAGACAAGGATAAGTTTCCTTCAGGCGAGTGGTGTGGTGAAAAATCATGGGTACTTATGGGCAGATATGCTGGAAATAGGTTCAAAGTGGACGGTCTTGAGGTAAGGCTCATAAATGACGATAACATTATCGCCACTATACTTGACCCATCAGATATCTCATATGTATAAATATATTGGAGGCATATTATGAGTATTGAAGAAATGCAAGAAGCAGAAGAAACTCTAACATTTGATGTTGATGAATCGGATGATTTGTCCTCTGCAAAGTCAGAAGATAAACCCGAACAATTGTTAGATGTTTCTAATGACTCAGGGGCATCAGACGATGGCGCCTCTGATGATGATTTGGAAAACTACAGCGGTAATGTGCAGAAGCGCATTAACCAATTAACTGCAAAGCGAAAGCAGGCTATTGAAGAAGCGCAAGCCGCCTATCAATACGCTCAGCAAATGGCTCAAGAAAATGAGCATATTAAACAGCAGTTATCCCAGCAGCAGCAGGGTTATATTAACGAATATGGCACCCGTGTAGAATCTCAGCATGAACAGGCCAAAAGACTTCTAAAAGAAGCTCGTGATATTGGCGACATCGACAAAGAGATGGAGGCTCAGGACCTTCTTGCTCGCTTAGCTATTGAAAGAGAGCGTGTGCGGGTTCAAAAGACCCGTCAAGAGCAAGTTACAGAGCAGCCAGTTCAACAGGCACAGCAAGCGGCTCCACAGAGGGCGCAAGCTCAACCGTTGGACCAGAAGCTGGTTAGCTGGATGGAAAAGAATGATAGCTGGTTTAACAAGGATATGGTGATGACAAGTGGTGCAAAGGCCATTCACGATACTCTTGTTGGGGCCGAGGGCTTTGACCCAACCAGTGATGATTATTATGCGGAAATTGATAAGCGTATGCGTAAAGAGTTTCCTCACAAGTTTCAGTCGCAGCGGCAAAACGCCCAAGCTGTTGCGCCTGCGTCCTCTGGACGGTCTGTAAAATCAGGGCGGAAAAAGACGGTGGAATTATCCCCAGGACAAGTGGCTTTCGCCAAGAAGATGAATATTCCTCTTGAGCGGTATGCAAGA